ATGGGTAATTATAAAAGAAATGAAGAAAACAAAAAAGATAGTGATCAATGTGGAATTTATTCTATAACAAATAAATTGAATGGTAAAAGATATATAGGTCAAACCTACAATTTTAAATATAGATGGATGAGACATAGAAGTTATCTAAAGCACAATACTGAACACAATGCACATTTACAAAACGCATGGAATAAATATGGTGCAGAAAACTTTGAATTTGAAATTATTGAAAGATGTAAATTTGAACAGCTAGATGAACGAGAAGTTTATTGGATAAACTATTATGATTCCAAAAATGCTGGATATAACTTTGCAGATGGTGGACTTGGATGTAAAGGTTATAAACACACTGATGAAGAAATTGCAAAAATGAGAATGATTCAAAATCCTGAACCAATTGTAATGCTTGATCTAAATGGTGAGTATATAAGAACTTTCGTCAGTGCAGGTGAAGCATGTGATTTTTTAGGCAAAAAGTCAACAAGTGGAATTAAAAGATGTTGTGAAAAAGATAAATATAAAAAGGCTTATGGATATATTTGGATCTATGAAAAAGATTATAAATCAGGAAACATAGATTGGAATTATTATTTGTCTAAAAATAAAAATCTTCCTAAGCCAGTATTGCAATATGATTTGAACATGAATTTTATTCGTGAATATGAATCTGCTAATGAAACAAGTAAGTTTGGGTTTGGAAGTTCTACCGTTGCTTCTGCGTGTAATGGACATTATGATACATATAAAGGATATATTTGGTTATGGAAAAATAGCCCTGAAATATATTATCAAAATAAACAAAAGAGAAAAGATAAGGTTCTAAAAGATAAAAAGGCAAAAGAACGTATTATTTTACAATATTCAAAACAATTAGATTTTTTAAGGGAATGGACATATGATGAAATCCTAGAACAGAATTTAAACTTATGTGCAATTCAAAATAATTGTTGTGGACAAACTAAATCATCGCAAGGATATATATAGAAATATAAAGAGAAAGTAGCATAAAATTGTTACTTTCTTTTTTATTGGATTAAAAAGGAAAGGAAGTGAAACAATGGCTAAAGTTTTAGAGCCAATTTCTGATACGGAATTGAAGAAGATTACAGTTGTAAACTTACGTAACGAATATAAAAAGCTTGCAAATTTTTATCAGCGTATCATGAACAATGAGCTGATATATTGTAGTCATTGTGGACAATGGAAAAGTGCAGCAACGTTCTACTCTTCTAAGACAAGTCCTGATGGTATTGAACATTATGCTTGCAAGGAATGTATATTAAACGAATGTACTGACTATGACAAAAAAAATAATATACGAACTGATAATCGTGAGAAAACCATAGAAACATTTAGAAGACTTAATTGGTATTTTGATGAAAATGTTTATAATGAGCAGCTACAAAAACTCTCTGAACAAACAGGAGAAAAAATAAGAAGTACTGCTGTTCAACAGTGGATCGTAATTTGTAGAAGCCTAAATGATTATAGTCAAAAAACTTATAAAGATTCAATATTCTCGATAGACGATGAAGATTCAATGCCTGAAACAAATACAAGAATCGTACAAAAAACTCTCAAATCTGCAAAAAAGCGATTTGGAAACAATTATAACAATGAAGAACTTATGTATCTTGAGACGGAATACCAAGATTGGACGACACGTTACCCTTGTGAAAATAAATCTCAGGAACTTTTATTTAAACGAGTATGTTGTAAGGAACTTGAAATAGATAACGCTCAGAAAAATGGGAAAGATACAAAAGATTTAGATGCTACTTTACAGAATTTATTAGGAAGTTTAAATATTAAGCCTAATCAGAAAACTGCATCTGAATTAACTGATAATCTTACATTTGGGCAACTTATTGATAAATGGGAAGGTGAATGGGACGGTGGAAAACCGATTCCTGAACCAGAAGGTGAATTCAAAGATCCTGATAAAATTGGACTCTTAATTGATGTTTTCTTTAAGGGACATTTATCTAAAATGATGGGATTGAAAAATGCTTTTTCATCTACATATGAAAAATTCATTTCAAAATATACAGTTAAGAAACCTGAGTACGATGAGGATACTGATTCGGAAGCGTTATTTGATAAGATATTTGGTCAAAAAGCTGAAGAGGAGGTATAGTTTATGCCTCAATTAAAAACTCAGACGGAAATAGAGAAAGACAAGCAGCAAAAGATAATGGAGACGATTGCATGGAAGGCTGGATATTATCGTGCCAATCCACATAGGTATGTATCTGAGGTCTTGGGACTATCTCTTAAGTGGTTTCAGCAAATTCTCTTGTGGTGCATGATGCACTATAACTTTGTTATGTATCTCGCAGCAAGAGGTCAAGGAAAAACCTATCTTACTGCTCTCTTCTGTTGTGTAAGGTGTATTTTATTTCCTGGTACAAAAATAGTTGTTAGTTCTGGAACTCTAAAACAGGCTAACGAAGTCTTGTTGAAAATACAAGACGATTTCATGAAACAATCTTCCATATTACGTTCTGAAATAGAAAAATGTAATATTGGTCAAAATGACGCTTCTATTTATTTCAAAAATGGTTCATGGATAAAAACAAGAACCAGTTCAGAAAATTCAAGATCAGCCAGAGCAAATTGCATAGTCGTGGATGAATTTCGTATGGTCGATGAAACAGTTATTAATACTGTATTGCGTAAATTCTTAACAAGTCCAAGACAGCCAAAATATTTACAAAAACCTGAATATGCTCATATGCAGGAAAGAAATAAAGAAATATATATGTCCAGTGCATATTTTAAAAGTTCATGGGCTTATAAAAAAGCGCAAAGTTACACTCTTAATTTCTTTGATGACACAAAAAAATATTTTATATGTGGATTACCTTATCAGGTATCGGTGCGTGAAGGATTACTCTCTCGTTCTCAGCTTGAAGATGAAATGAGTGAAGCTGATTACAACGAACTTGTTCAGCAGATGGAAATGGAATGTTTGTGGTTTGGTGATACAGATGGCAGTTTGTTTAAATTTGATGAATTAACTGCTCGTAGAAGACTTCGTAAAGCATTTCCACCATTGAGTTTCTGCAATGACAAAATAACAATTCCGAAATTAACAGCTACTGGTAAAAGAATACTATCTATTGACGTTGCTCTTATGCAATCTACGAAAAAGAAAAAGAATGATGCTTCTGCTATTTTTATCAATGACTTAATTCAAGTAAATGATACTGCATATCAATCAAATTTCGTATATGGTGAAACTTTTGAAGGTTTGAAAACAGACGAATTAGGAATGATTGTTATGAAATATTTTTATGAGTATCAATGTACAGATTTAGTTTTAGATACAAACGGAATCGGCTTGGGAGTATATGATTTTATTACCAAGGATCAAGTGTGCCAAGAAAACGGTAAAAGATATCAGGCAATGACTTGTATAAATGATAAAGATATGGCTGAACGATGCAAAGTTCGTGATGCTAATAAAGTTGTTTGGTCTGTAAAAGCTAATGCTAATTTTAATAATGAGATATGCGTATTACTTAGAAATGGTATACAGAATGGAAAAATTAATTTTCTTATTTCTGAACAGGATGCGGATAGTTCATTAAAAGAAACATATAAGGGATATTTCAAAATGTCTCCAACAGAACAAGCAAAATTGAAAATGTCTTATGTGCAAACAACGTTTGCAGTTTACGAATTGATTAAATTGGATCATGAAGTTAAAAACGGAAATATCAAGGTTAAAGAAGTTGAAGGTATGAGGAAAGATAGATATTCTTCTATTGCCTATTCTTATTGGTGTGCTTGTCAATTGGAATTAAAATTAAAACCTAAGACACAAGATACACAATCATTAGTTTCAAAGCTTACAATCCGTAAAGCAAAATACAATTAAGGAGGTGCATTATCAAATATGCCTAGACCTAAGAAAGTAGATGCAAATTCTAATGCACCTGCTAAAGTAAATAATTCACAGAAGAAAACTACTTCTTCTACTCCAAAACAGCCAACCGCAAATGAAATGCGTGAATGGTATGAGAAAAATAAAAGTAGACTTGAACGTTATGAAGACGCAACAAGTGCTATTACAAGTCTTCGAGATATTCAGAAATCATCCAGATATACGTCAATCAGTAACTATTCAAAGGAAGATGTAAAATCATACATAAAGAATATCTCTTCTAATGAAAAGAATCTACGAAGCTTATCTCGTTATCTTTATTATCGTTCAGAAATCTATTATCGTCTTTGTAAATATTATGCAAATCAGATTGATCTTACAATTCGTAATATTGTTCCCACATTTATAATCTCAGGCGAAAATGATGTACAATCCACATTACAAAAGTATCAAGAAACAGTTAATATAGTTGATACTTTAGGATTAAATTATGAATTTCGTAAAGCTGCGTCTATCACTTTAAGGGAAGATGTATTTTATGGATGTGCTTATTATACAGAAGGACAAGGAATGTTTGTTCTTCCATTAGATCCAGATTATATGAAAATAGCAGGCATGTTTCCTGATGGTTCATTTGCAGGAGCTATGGATATGAGTTATTTCCGTAGTCATCAGGAACTTCTTGAATATTGGGGTGAACCATTCAATAGTATGTGGAATACATATCAGAGTACAAATGAAAAATATCAGCTAATTCCAGAAGAATATAATGTATGTATTAAATTTAGGTCTGAAGACTGGGAAACCATCGTTCCCGTGCTTACACCTATATTTTTATCATTGATTGATCTTATGGACGCTTCTGATTATCAAGCAGTTCAACAGGCGGCTAATATTTATAAATTAGTATGGCTTGAAATGAAGACAATGGGTAAAGATGTAGATGATTGGGCTGTGAATCCAGATATAATGATTCAGTATTTCAATCGTATGCTTGAAGAAGCATTACCGCCTTATATCTCTGCTGCTATTGTTCCTGGTGAATTGCACGAGATAAGTTTTCCAGATGATGCAACTGGCGATGTTACAAAAGTTGAAAAAGCTACAAAAGAAATTCTCAATACGGCTGGTGGTGCTCAGATATTAAATCTAAACTCCGCTTCTAACTCTACTGCTTTTAAATATGGCGTACTTGCAGATTCTACATTTTCTATTTCAACTCTTATTCCACAGATTCAAGCGATTGTAAATCGACTTTTATCTAGTTGGATATCTGAACCTTGTAAAGTTAAATTCTTTGATGTCTCTATTTATCAGAAAGATGACTTTAGAAAATCAATCTTGGAATCATGTACCAATGGATTGCCAAACAAAATTCTTTATAACACACTAAATGGTGTGTCTGAAAAAGATACGTTATCTATGAACTTTTTGGAAGAAGACTGTTTGCAGCTTAGTTCAAAATTCAAGCCACTATCTAGCACTTATACTCAGACAGGTAATGATAAAGGCGGTGGTCAAGAGAAGGATGATTCGGAACTTACAGATGCTGGACTTCGCACGAGAGACGAGGATCTCAATAATAAATAAAGGAGGTGTCTTAATATGAAATACAATTTTATTAAAACATCCGACAAGGAGACAAAGGAAAAACTTCTTAAAGAAGGTTTTAAACTGGTATCTCAAGATGGGAATGTGGCAACATTTTTGAATAACCACCCTCTCACTTTTGAAAATACAAATAATAAAATTCAGCATAGCAATATGCTTACATTCTAACCACTCTCCTACTTTGAGTGGCATATCAACAAAGAAAGGAGGAATAGGTTAAATAATGCCAAAGGTTATTAAAAAGAAAATTTTAACTGAAGATGATTTACTAAAATTCTGTCAAGAGCAGAAATTTGCAAAATTCAGTTCTAAAGATACTGGCTATCAGTTGGCTTTAAAAGTGCCTACTACTTTTGAAATAGACGATACCGTAGACGAAAATCATCGTGGAATGATGCGTCTTAAATTCAGAATTTTTCATACAGGGCTTAACAGAAATAAGAGTTATGTATCAAAGGATGCTGCTGAGAAAGCAATGAATACTATTGCTGACAGACCTGTATTGGCTGCAATCCATCAGCTTGACGATGGCAGTTGGGATTTCGAAGGTCATGAGATGGAAATTGTTAAAGACGAAAAAGGTAAAGAAGAACTGAAATATATTGAATCTCAAGTTGGTTCTTTCTCATCTGAACCTGCATTTTGGGAACATGATGATAACTTAGATAAAGATTATGTATGTGCTTATGCTTATATAAGTGAAGAATACACAAAGGCTTGTGAAATTATTCGTGCAAAACAAGGTTCAAAAAATAGTTGCGAGCTTTTCATTGATGAACTCTCTTACAACGCCAAGGAGAAATATCTTGAATTAAATGATTTCTATGTAAACGCTTCGACTTTGTTGGGAAGTCATGATGATGGTACAGAAATTCAGGAAGGTATGGAAGGTTCTCGTGCTGATATTGCTGATTTCAGTGTAAATAACAATTCAGTTAAATTTGACAAAAATGAAAAATTGATTGAACTCTTAGAAAATCTTAATAAGACACTTTCTAATTTCAATAAAGAACAGACTCCTGTTCAAACACAATCAAAGGAAGGAGGAACAAATAACAAAATGACAAAATTTGAAGAGTTACTTGCCAAATATGGTAAGACTGCTGAAGATGTAACATTCGACTATACAGAAATGTCAGATGAGGAACTTGAAGCAAAATTCGCTGAGATGTTCGATGATGACAATTCAGAAGGAGATAATTCAGGTAACGGAGAATCTGGTGAGCCTTCCAATGATGGAGAAGGTAATGGCGAAGGAGCTTCTGATCCAGATGGGAATGAAGGTGAAAGTCAGACTTTTAAAAAGATTGTTCGTACATATGAGATTTCTCATGAAGATACAAGATATGCACTCTATAATCTGTTAGCACCATATGAAGAGTCAGATAATGATTATTACTATATCTCAAATGTATTTGATTCTTATTTTGTATACGAGGGTTGGTGTACTGACAAAATTTACCGACAGAACTATACAAAAGATGGAGATAATGTTTCATTTGATGGTGAGCGTATAGAATTATTCCGTGAGCTTTTGACAGCAAGTGAGAAAGCTGAACTTGAATCCATGCGTTCTAATTACGCTGCCCTTAAGGAGTTTAAAGAGACAGCAGAAAAGAATGAACTTCATGCACAAAAAGAAGCTATTATCAATGCTGATAACTATTCTGTTCTTACAGAGAAAGATTCAGAAGGAAATTATGTAAATACTGATTTCGCTGAATTAGTAAAGACTATGGATAATTATTCCGTAGAAGACTTTGAAACAAAAGTAAAGGTTATGCATTCAGATTATATGTCTGCACATGCGAACTTCTCTTCTGTTGACACAAAGAAAAACACAAATTCGGTTAAGATACTTACAAATATGAATAAGAAATCAAAGCCTAAGAAAAACTACGGCAACTTATTTGATTAAAAAACTGAATATAACTTCATTTCATATAGAACGCTTTATGCGTTCTTTTTTATTGCAAAAAAACAAAATTTAAGGAGGAAAACATAATGGCTATTAAATATGCTGCTACAAAATTTCCACAGATGGAAATTGGTAATTTACTTGCTCAGGATTATGGCGAGCACATTTTATCTGTAAAGATTACAGAAGATACACCTAATGGATATCATTTCAAACCAGGTAAGATGACTTCTCTTGATAATTGGGAGATGGAAGCTGCAACTGAAATTGATGCTTATATCGCAATGAAAGATGCGTCAGGAAGATACCTTGTTGTAATTAGAGATCCAAAGGGGGTTGGTGTTATCTATCAGAAACCTCTCAACAATGTCGAGAGTCCTCGTTCACTCGCACTTGCTTCTAATTTCTATAACGATCCAGCAGACGGTGCAGTTCGTGGATACATGCTTCATTCACAGGATCGTTATTGGCTTACAGAAGATAATTTTGATGGCTCACCTACAGTTGGAGCTGAAATCACAACGATTTCTAGTGGAAAATTAAAAATTGGTGCGTAATAGAAAGGAGGATATAGAATAATGATGAGATTTAGTACAGAACATTTAAGAAAAGTTTTTGAAGATGCTGATAAGTATGAAAATTTTAAGAAGCTTACATATAACTTAAATCACGGAATTGATATTTATGAGTACGATGATGACGGAAACCAGAGAAAGGTTTCTAAACATGAAGCAAATAAGGCAATCCGTAAAATTATTATGGAGGTATGCGACCTTACTGAAGAGGATCTTAGATCCAATAAGAGACGTGAAAGAGCCTTAGAGCTTCATCACACAGAAGTATATGAGTTACTTGAGTCTGATATTGATTTTAAGGTAGATACAGCATTCAAGGAATCTGAGTGGTTTAATGATTTTGTAGATATGAGAAATGTTAAACTTGGCGACGAGGAAGAGTTTTGGTCAAGAGAAAAGGTTATGCTTGCTGTTGCTGAAATTAGTGGTGACAACCATGATCTGACTTTACAGTACTTAAATGAAGGTACAGCACACAAGATTCATACTAAGAAGTATGGTGTAAAGATTGGTAAGGATATTGATCTTATTTTACTTGGACGTATTGATTTTACTGAGCTGACAGATAAGATTGCAGAAGCGTTTGTATATAAAGTTCAGGAACTTTGCTATACAGGAATTTATGGTGCTGCAACTAAGTTACCTAACAACTCTCAGTTTGTAAAAACAGGTGCTTTATCTGCTTCTACTAAGGACAAGTTTGATACACTTCTTGAGGATGTTGGAACTGCTAATAGTGCAGAAGTTGTTATTATGGGTACAAAGACTGCATTGAAGAAACTTAATGGTCTTACAGAAGTTGATTGGAGAAGTTTGTCTCAGAAAGAGGATGTTGCAAAGACTGGTCGCCTCGGTACATACGAAGGAACAGAACTTATTGAGATTCCTCAGAGATTTGCTTTCAATGATGTAACAAAGAGACTTATTGACGATAAGAGACTTCTTATCTTTGCAAAGAATCAGGAACAGTTCGTGTGGTTTACAGATAAGGGTGAAACTCAGATTTATGAGTCTGGTACTCAGAAGGGTGAACACGCTGATGACTTCCAGAAATATGAAGTTCAGAGAGAAATGGGTGTTGAGGTAGTATTACCACAGTACTTTGGTCAGTGGACTCTTGAATAGTAAATAAGGTTGAGTGGTTAGTTTATCTAGCCACTCTTTTTTATATTGGATAGAAAGGAAAAATAAATGGCATATACAAAAAAGACCACCACAAAAGCAATAGAAAATACTAATACTGATGTGGCTGAAAAGAAATCAGAAAAAAAGAAGTTTGAGCCAACAGAAATGATTACATGTGTGTCTCTTACCGCAGGAGAATTATTTTATGTTGGACTTAAATCAGATACTTTATATACATTTGCAGATATTGATGACGTTCAGGAAATTGAATTTAGAGATTTGGATTATGCAGCAAGGAAGGGTGACAAGATGATGTTTAAACCTCGTTTTGTTGTACAGGATGCAGATTTTATCGCATTACATCCAGAACTTGATGATTTATATTCTACTCTTCACTCGACAAATGATTTAAAAGATATTTTAAAGATGACTCCTTCGCAAATGGAAAAAGCAGTCTATTCTCTTCCAATTGGAGCACAGGAAGCATTAAAAACTATTGCAACAAGTATGGTTGATGACGGAACACTTGATTCTGTTAAGAGAATTCAGACGCTTGATTCTATTTTTGGAACAGAGTTACTTTTAAAATTGAATATGTAGTAAAGGAGGCTCACAATGACGCTTCCATACGAAACAATTTTTTCACGAACAAGAGGACGAATTTCAGATATGAAAGAACTTTCTCTTGACGAAAACGATCTTAATGAAACATGGACTGAACGCTTACGCATGGTTGCAGGTGATGAACGAGTTATTAGAAAATTCGCTTCATTTAATATGGATGACGAAATTCAACAGATTGAATTTGAGATGCAATATCCTGTTAGCGATTTTGCAGATAAAGAATATGTTATAGGATTGTTTACTCTTGGAATGACAATTGAATGGTTAAAACCACAGGTTGACTCTGCAAAATTTACTGCTAGAGCTTTAGGAACAAAAGAAGAAAAAAACATGCAGAATCCATATAAAGATATGCAAAGTAGATTGGATACATTACAGCATGAATTTAGTAGAAAACTTGCAAGTCATGGATATATTAATAATTCATATGTGCGAGGTGAATAACTATGGAATATATATATGGTTCGTTCACTAAAAGGCAAATTAAAGAAGCTGCACATGCAATGCACAACGATGTCCATAAGTTATTACTTTACAAGGATAATCGAATAGAAGAAAAAATATTTGAGAATGATGAAGCTTTTCTTATATTTTTCCAGAATGTCATGTTTAAATTTAGTGGAACAAAGACTCTATTTAATAACAATGGAATTATGGTCACATTAATGGCTACTTTGCAAGCTGCTTATGACGAAGTTACATCCGATGAGTTTGATTACATGACATTTCGTAGGGCTATTTTAGATAGTCACAATTACATTAAGCAGATGTTTGAAGGAGGTGTTGGTGATGCCAAGCTTACAGACAGCACGGCGAATCGCTAACGCCAAAACAAATAATGCGAAAACTTTAGGTCAGATTTATAAAGAAGAATCTGATTTTTTGATGGAAGAAACTTGGGATAACAGTATTACTTCCACGACCTGTTACATTTATGACTACTTTCATGATGACTTCTTCACAGATGAACATGGAATTACACGTTCACTTGCTGAAGGTATGACTTATGAAAATACTAATAAGACAAAGATAGATGCAAAGTTTATTATCAAATCTTATCAGTCAATGGACAAAGATCAAGTGGAATATTATCTTATGTTTCGCCCAAGTCAGCCTGTAAGATTCAATAAAGGTGATGATCTTTATTATTATGAGACTGATTTTAGGAAACGCTATGGAGCGACATTTCCGATAGGACTTTTCGTGGACGTTCCAGATGATAGAGGAATTTATCATAAGTGGATTATCTGTCGTGATGAACCTGCAAATCAGTTTCCAAAGTATCTCATTTTACCAGTAAATTATGAACTTACATGGATTGAAAAGAATAATGATAAACGTATCAAGAGACGTATGTGGTGTTGTTTAAGACAGCAAAGTTCTTACACGATTGGAACTTACACAGACCGATATTTTACGCACACAGATAATCAGGATAAGATATGGTTGCCAATGAACTCTATTACAGAGAAGTTTTGGTACACTTCTGAAGATTCTAAAAATATGCGAGTTGTAGTAAGTGCTTTAACAGAACATCCTACCGTATGGACAGTGACCAAGGTTGAAAATTCAATGCCATTTGGTATTCAAAAGCTTACTATATATACAGCATTTTGGAACGAGCATACTGATTATGTCAATCTTGAAACAGGTGAAATGTATGCGAACTATTTCGATTCAGAAATCGCCCCAACAGATCCATCTAATCCAACTACTCCACCATCTTCTATCACAGCAAGAATTTCAGCATCCACTTCAACAATTAAAGTTGGTGGCTCTTATAAAAATCTTACAGTAAATCTATTCAACGATTCCAATGAAGATATTACAACTGAATATGCTGATGCAACCTTTACATGGACTTGCTCTATTAATAATGAAGACTGGACTGATAAAGTAACATGGCGAGTTGGTACAGAGTACAACCAAAAGAAAGCAAAGTTTCCCAACGACACCTCTACTATCGGCAAAATACTGTCTGTTAAGTGTGAAATTATTAAGGATAACTTGACAATTAACTCTGAAATTTTGTCGTTAGAATTAACTGAATAGGAGGTGCTTTATGGCAGAAAAATTAGTTACAAAAAATAATTTGTTAAATAAGCTTCGTGCATATAAGACTACTCCTGATGATGAAAATATTCAGTATAAGAAAAAGATTGAAAAAGCACTTATGCTTAATCCATGTCTTTTATATGCACTTAATGAGAAGTCATTAGAATCTGAACTTTTTGACGATGATGGTAATATCAACTGGGAATGGAACGAAGATACAAAAGAGTATGAACCTCTTGGGGAATGGGATAGATATTTTGGTGGAACATCCAATATCCGTCCTTATTTGTTTATTCCTGACACTCAGACTGAGGTAAAACATTATATCTGTTATCAAGTATCTTTTGATGAAATGCCTCGCTATCAGGATACATTAAAGTATACGAATATTACATTTACTATTTTTGTTCATGGTAATGACAGAAATGATAAATTAACAGGTATTCCACGCCATGATTTAATCGCTTCTATTATAAGAGAACGATTCAACTGGTCTAATATATTTGGTATGCAGACTCATCTCATATCTTCTAAAGAATCCACAACAGATAATAACTATCTCGTTCGTACTCTTGTATTCCAAGTTGTTGATACTAATGGAATTCACAAAACAATTGATGGTAAGACTTCTATCACCAATTATGGGGTTAGGCGGTGATTAAATGGATGTATTAGAAACGCTAGACAATCTACAAAATGCCGCAGAACAAGATTCTGAGAAAAATAAATCTAATAATAAAAAATCAGAATATCATTTTGATAAATTAAGAATGTATTTTGGTGAAGATTATACCATAAATAATATTACAATTTCTGTACCAACAATCGGAGATATTCTTGAAGTTGGGGAAACTAGATTTTATCAATCTTTATCACCTTTTCTCAATAACCCAACATCAATTAGGGTTTTCTTATATGATACTTTTCACAAGGATTGGAACAAAACCAAAGACATTGAAGTATTTTATATAATGTATCAACTTGTACAAGATAAAGAACCACTAAATTTAATTTTTAAAGATTTTAATTTTGATGGATTTGTGTTGACTCCCGCAAAGAAAAATAAACAAGATACAGAATATGACCACTTGGCACTATTTAACGAAGATAAGAACATCCTTATTTATGATGATGAATATTTAGAGATTGCGGAATATATTCGTACAATGATGAATGTTCATCCGAAAACAGAAAAGGCAAAAGGTAAAACCACAAAGCATTGGATGTTACAAGAAGATAGAATGAAGGCACAACAGATCGAAGACAAGAAAGGATCTTCCACTCTCTTACCTCTTGTGTCTGCTTGCATAAATCATCCTGGCTTTAAATACAAGTTAGATGATTTAAAACAAGTTAATATATGTCAGTTCATGGACTCTGTACAAAGAATACAGAAATATGAACAGGGCGTTGCAGCTATGCATGGTATTTATGGCGGCATGGTTAGTGCAAAAGATATCCCAAATGACTTAATTAATTTTATGAGTGATTTATAATCGCTCATTTTTTATTGCATAAAAATAACAAATTTCAAAGGAGGAAAATTAATATGGCATTTAAATTAGGTGACGTAATCGTTGATAGACTTCAGTTTGGTTACGGTGCAAAAGCAAATGGTACACCTCTGTATGCTTTAACTCAGCTTACAGAAGCCAATATTGATATTACAGCAGATTCTACTGATATCAATGATAAGGATGGAAACCTTGTATATAGAAAATATACGGGTAAAAAAGGCGAGGTAACTGCAACTAATGCATTTCTTAATCTTGCAGTTGTCGAAGCTATCTCAGCCACAGATGCAGAGATTGCAACAGAAGACAAAGGTATTGTTATGCCGATGATTCAGCTTGTAAAGGCAGGTGAAACACTTGATATTACTGGTTATGTAGATGGTTCTGTTGTTGTAAACTCTCTATCCCCAAAAGGTTCTATGGGTAAAGAATTATATACAAAAGGTACTTCTGCTACTGCAACAGAATTTGCTATTGTACATACAGATGCATCTGGTGAACCTGACAATACATCTGCGAGCGATGTATTAACTCCACCAACAGCAGATGGAGAGACACAGTACATCGTTAAATACAAGAAGACAATTCATAGCGGTGCTAAGATTACCAACTCTGGTAAGAAATTCCCGAAAGCGCATGAGTTATTTTTCAAGGCATTAGTTGTTGATAAATGTGATACAGAAACTCTTAGAGCTGCAATCATTCACATTCCATCATTTATGCCAAGTCCAGAGTTTACTCTTGCACTTCAGGGCGGTGATTCTCAGACAATGGATTACAAAGGAGCTATGATGCTTAACGCATGTTCTACAGATTCTGAACTTTTCTCTATTTACTACATTGATGAAGAAGAGGAAGATATCTAAATAAGATTGCTTGGGCAGTTTAATCACTGCCCTTCTTATAAGGAGGATTAATGGCTAATAAAGATTTGAGAACCTGTATGTTATGCCGAAAAAAATACAGTTTTTGCCCAGTATGTAATCCAGAAGACAAAAGTAAACCAACATGGTACTTTTGTTGGTGTAGTGATAATTGTCACGAAATTGATAGAATTGCTTCTGCGTATGAAGATGGACGAATAACTGATATTGAAGCAAAAGAGAAACTGTCCAAACTTGATTTATCAAAAAAGGATAATTTTGGAGAGAGCTATCAGAAATCTATTGCTTCAATTATGAAGGCGCAGGTAAAGAAAACTATAAATAAGAAAGAAAAGAAAACAGATAATGAATCTGTTAAAAATGATATTGTTGCGGAAGTCGAGGAAAAGACTGATGGTAATGTTGAATAGTGATTTTGAAAAATATAAATAGGGAACATAATTACTATTCAACGGTTTTATGTTCCCTATTTTTTACGTTATATGAGGAATAGAAGGAATGACTATAGAAAGCAATTTAAAACCAAGGAGTTATAACGAAAAAGAAATTATCCGTATATATAACAGAGATCAGCAAACATTCTATATTGATTCTGGTATATATCCTATTGATTTATATCCAAGTTATAGTCCTAAAAATGATAGAAAAATTATTGTAATGATTTTTCTTAAAAATGATACTAAAGAAGTATATATGAAATGGAAAAATTATGAATAAATAGGTTGTTCAAGACAATGAACATAAAAGTAGATGTCATACCTGTGAGTGAACGATTACGGAATCAATAGTCAGGTCGCTACTATTTCCTATTAGAATTTTAATAAGGAGGAAAGTTATGGATTTAACATTTTTAACAAATTACGCTGTACCAATTATTGTAGGTATTTGTCTTTGCGTAGGATATGTTCTCAAGAATATTGTCACTACTGATACTGTTAATAAATATATTCCGTTAATTATGGCAATTCTTGGTGTAGTATTAAATGTATGGATGAATACTGCATTTACGCCCGAGATTCTACTTGGTGGAATGTTTAGTGGTCTTGCAAGTACAGGTTTATATGAATTATTTACGCAGTTAATTAAGAAGAAATAATGCAACCAATTGAGACTTTTATAAGTCTCTTTTTATTGGTAGAAAGGAGAATTTATGATCTCGAATTGTGGACATGATGAACGTGGTCGATACTCTAGTGGAAAGGCTGGTGACCAGACTGGTACAGAGTGGTATATTCGTTCATGGTACAATCATAAATGGAAATGTGTAATACGCTTTCCAGAAAATATTAGAGAACAGTTAGCTCTCAACGCAGAGAAAGCTGCAAAGAATAATCTTATTGGCTATGACCAGTCGCAGAGACTTACATATTACAATCATCTCAAGGCAAGTAACTGGGATGCAAGTAAAATTACTATAGCTTGTGAAGCAGACTGTTCAGCAGGCGTTTCGGCAAATATTATTGCGGCAGGATATAAACTTGGGATAGATAAACTCAAGAATTTTAATAAATCAAACACAACAAGCACACTTAGAAATGCATGTAAGGCAGTAGGTGCTACTATTCTTACAGATTCTAAATATCTTACAAGTGATTCTTACTTACTTCGTGGTGATTTAATTCTTAAAGATGGAAGTCATGTAACAACCAATATTACAAATGGTTCGAAGGCTGTTTCAAATTCAAATCCTGCTCCATCAAAGCCTAGTACTTCAAGTTCTAGTAATACAAATAAATATTATCTTGCTAATTCAAGAGTTAGAGCATGGCAGAAAGCTATGAATAAAGGTTTTGATACCAATGAGCTTGTAGTAGACGGTAAATTTGGATCAGCGTCCCAAACATTTGCGTCAAAACATGTTTTGTCAGCAAATCAGAAATATAATTGCATTACTGCGATTAATTTCTTAAGAAAGACACTTCATGATGTATATAGTTTTTCAAAACTGCCAACAACAGGAAAATGGGATTCTTATCTTACAACATGCGTAAAAGTATTCCAGAAAAATCGTGGACTTACTCAGGATGGCGCAGTTGGTCTTGATACAACTTACTACTTATTAAAAGGGTAAGTGTGAAGGATAATGAATGAAATTGAAGAGTTATTTAATCTTAATTATCCCATGATTATTATGGGCATTTTTATTATCATTCTTGGAGTAGATAAAATAGTATTTTTGCTTGGTAAAATCAAAAAAGCCTTTAGGATAAAATTTGGTTATGAACAAGATAAAGAAACTGTTGAAGATAGAATTGCTATCCTTGAAAAACATGACAATTGGCAATATAAAGAAATCTCTAAAATATCACAAGGTATAGATGATATAAAACAGACTTTGATTCAAAAAGACATCACAGATAAAGCAAAGACTGTTGCCACATTACGAAATCAATTGTATGAACTTCATGGAACTTTTGTAGATAGAGGATACGTTGATAAGTCTGGTTTAAAAACATTTCTTGAATTAGGAAATATTTATGAAGACGCAGGTGGAAACGATGTGTATCATGATAAACTAAAACCAGAAGTAATGAGATTACCACTTAAAGAAGATGAATGACCATATTTTTCTATTATACCAAATATTTAACAAACCCTGCTTATATATTTTTCCAGTATTATACAGTTATAAAAGAATAGTTCTTACACATACTTATAGTATGAATAATAAAATTGGAGAATATAGGTATAAAAATAACTTAACACTTAAAGAGCTGTCCTTACGAAGTGGAATGTCTACTACAGCTCTTTCTAATTTAGAAAATGGATTGACAACGGATATATTGCTTAGTCATGCCATTACATTATCAAGAGTATTGCATGTAGATTTGTATGAACTATTCTGTATAAGGAAATGAGGAGGCAAGGTTTATGACGTATTTCAATTTAATTTGTGAGGAACATGAAATTACAGGAGGCAAGGTCATTCATATTGATAAAAATGTAGGAAATATGAATGACGTACATAAAATTGTAACAGAAAACATAGATAAGTACCCTAACGCCAAATGGGAACTTTATCCTATGATTATTAATAACTAACCAAATACATATGACAATTGAATATAAGAATTATAAAAGAGCGGATTCATTTGGATTCGCTCTTTTGTTATGTAAAGGAGAAAATGATATACAAGAATTAAAATTAACATCTCCTATCGCACCTTCAGTCAACCACTATTTAGGTTGGAGAGCTATTTTAAAAAATGGAAAACCAATGGCGGTAGGATATAAAAAACCAGAAGCAATTAAATATCAGAAAGAATTTGCAAAATATGTAAAGACAGAAGCAAAAAAACAAAACTGGATTAAATCGGATGACAAATCACAGCACTATTATATGGATTGTATCTTCTATTTTGACAGAGTAGACAAAGATGCCAATAATAGTTTCAAGTGTCTTGCCGATGCGATTACATACAGCGAATCCGTGTGGATTGATGACACTCAGTTATGTGAACGTGTACAAGGGATTTATTATGATTCAGAAAATCCACGAATAGAAATTACAATACGACCTGTTGACTACATTGGAGTTTTTGACAATGCTTCACAGTTTGATGAATTTAAATCTCACTGCATCGGATGTAAAAGATACAAACGAAATTGTAGTCTTCTAAAGAAAGCTATAGAAGGTCGAATTCAAAAAGAAATACATAATGGAGAATGTGAAAAATTCTCGCCAATAAATGATTAAAGGAGAAAAAGGAATATGAAACTTTTAGAGTTTGTAGAAAAGTATAACAACATGGCAAATAACACATTAAGGGAACAGTTATTAAGTAAAATCAAAATCACCCCTTATGTATCATTCATCAAGAAAGAAGTTTACGCACAGTTGATTGTAGATAAGACAACATTTGAACAGGAAGCTTATGATGATAACGGAGTAACAAAGTATCGTAAAACAGATAAGATTAGAGTAAATTCTGTTGCTCAGTATATACAGTTTTGTCGTGCTGTGATTGAATTATATACCGACCTTGAGATTGACGAGGGTGATAAAGGTTTTATTAATGGGTATGATGCACTTAAATCATCTGGCTTACTCGATATTTTAATGGTTGGTTCTGATAAAGCTGATCCACTTATTCCTATGAGTGAATTAAGTGAATTTAAGACCATTTTAACAATGAAACAGTCGGACACTCAGTTTAATGAGACAACTACTCAGGCGTTTATTAGCAAACAGATTGGAAGGATTTCTGATTTGGCAAATGCTACTCTCAAACCGCTTGTGGATGTTGTAAGTAAGAAACTCGATGAGATTCCAAAAGAAGATCTGGATAAGATTGTTGAGTTTGCTAAGAAAGGTGAATTTAAAGAGGTGTAGGATATGGAGATTATGAATTTGCCAAGGGGTTGTGGAAAGACAACAAATATTATTATTGAAGCTGTTAAAACAGGTTATCCAATTATCACGTTGTATAGAACCATGAAGAGAGATATTGAAAGACGTGCAGAAAAAATCACAAATCAGAAAATAACTGTTTATACAGTTGCAGAATTTTTAGATGATGATTTTTGGAGAGGAAAAATTGATAAGAAACCAGAACATGTTTTGATTGACGAACTCTCATTTATACTTGAAGAATTATTAGGTGCAAAATGTGAAATGGCTACTATGACAAGTAAATCTTTAGAAGAATATTATGGACATAGAGATTGGGATAAATAATTGAAATTCAAATTTCTTGTGAAATAAACAGGCTCTATGCGTGTCATAGCGTATAGAGCTTTTCTTATGGAGAGTGGTTATACTGCTCTCCTATTTTAGTGAATAAATAGTGAAATTTTGGAGGTGATTAGATTGGGACTAAATAAAGACACTATTAAATATTTGGAAAAACAGGCTCAGAAAAAAGCTTCCGAATTGGCACACGAAGCTCAACAGAGATTAACAGATGGTTATGTGTCGTTTATTGATTTATATTATAGCGATTACACACCACAACAGTATGTAAGAACACATAATTTATACAGGTCTTATAACAAATTTTATAAAAATAGCCACGGTACTATTTTTTATGGTGGCGTTGAAGTAACACCTGAAAGAATGTTTGATAACTATGACCAAATTACACCTTCAGATCTTATGTCGGAATTTATTTACAATCCGAAAGGTACTTATCATGGTTGGTATAACATTCCTGCTAGTTTCAGTGTGTATAGAGAAATACATAAATATCATGAACGGTTAAAGGATGAATATAGAAAGCGTTGTACAGTTTAGAAAGGATGTGAATAAATGGCTAATTCAGATATTATTAAGATTGGTTTTGATTATAGAGCTAGTCTTGCACAATTTGAAAAAGAAACAAATGGTGTATTCGATGGTATTAGTAATAAAGCTGGTAAACAAAAAATCACAATTCAATTAGATGCAAAAGATGATAAAGTAATTGATAAAATTAAGGAATTGCAGAAACTCAAATTAGACAAGTTCACATTCGAGTTTGGTAATTCTGGATTAAAAGAACAGCTACAGACATTTGATAAATTAGAGAATAAGATTAATGAGATTATTAATTTATCAAAAGGAATTGACTTATCATTTAATACCAAAAATAAGACAGATGCTTATAACCAGTTAAAAAAATATGCAGATGCTTTTAAAGACTATTATGGTAATGAAGAAGCAATGGCTACCAATGCAGGTGCAAAGGCTGGTTATGCGTACTACAAAGCCTATGAAGAAGCATTGCGAAAAGGTGTCGCACAAAGTAAATTAGAAAAAGTAACTATTGATTTTGATGTAAACGATTCATTTTTCAGTAAAGAGAGAATCGTAGGAAATAGAATTAAAGAGTTTGAAAATTTTCAAAAGTATGGTAATGCAGATGAAAGTAATTTAATTGCAGAAATCACATCACTAGAAAATCGACTTTTGAAATTTAATTCTGCTTATTCTCAAGTAAAAGCTAATTTAGGCGATGCACCAATTACACCTGAAATCACAAAAAACATTGAAGAATATGTCAGGTTATTAGAAGTTGCAGAAAGCAGAGCAAAAGATGCAGAATTATTTGGTTATTCAAGCGAAGATATCAATTCAGATAAAGATCTTGCAAATATGTATCTTAACTTTGCGAAAGAAGATGCTACTGCTGAAAATAAAAAATATATTGAATCATTAAAACAAGAAGAGACACAAGCTATTGCTACTGCTGAAGCTGAACAGAAATTAGCAGAAGCTCAAATGGAAACAGTTTCTAATACTTCTAATTCAAATAATTCTCAAATTGAAGAGTTAAAATCTGATATTCAAGAGGTAAAAACTGAACTTGGTGATGTAAAAGATAGAATTTCTTCTATTGAATCGAATGGTTTTGAAAATGTACGAGATGATGTTGAAAAGACAAAGGAATCTGCAAAAGAACTTAATAGTGAACTTACAGAAATGAAATCCAACCTCTCCTCTGCTCCACAAGAATCGAATATTTCATCAGGAATGAAAGACACATTTCCTAAGACTTCTGAAAACTTAGAACAGGTTGCACAATCTGAACAAAAAGTACAGCAAGAAGCAAGTGCAATCCAGTCAAAATGGGAACAAGCCGAAAAAGCAATTCAGAATTACATGAATGCTGTTACAAAACTTAATAACCTTAAAGCCTCTGATAAAAGCACTGGTAAGAAGTCATATGAAATCGCAGGACAAATTGAGGAAATTGAGAAGTTAAAAAAAGAAGCTTATGATGCAAGACAAGTTTTATCTTCTATGATAAATCCTCAGAATGTAGATACAGATACATGGAAAAGATATGTTGACGTGATAAATCGGCTCGATCAGGCATCAAATGGATCTGCTGAATCGGTTAATAGATTAAAAGACTCTTTAAAAAATACTCTAAATTCAGAGTTGAATTCTTTGCAAAATTCTATTGATAAATATCAAAAAATCATTACTCAAGCACAAACATATCCGTCTGATTTTCATCCAAGTACAGAATACAATACAAAACTTGCAAAATTAGAAAGTGCAAATGAAGTACTTAAAAATTATAAAGCCTCATTGCAAGGTGTTACTGAACTTACAAAAGAACAACAAAATCAGATTAACAGATTAACACAGGATTGCGAAAAAGCTGCTACAGAATTCAAGAATCTTTCTGCTGCTGAAAAAGGTACAATTAAAGTCGGTGTTGAGAAAGCTATTCAGAGAATTAATAAAGATTTAGCAGAGAATACAAAATATTCTGCGGAAGCCAAAGCCGGTCTTAACGCATTGTTAGAACAATTAAAATCTGGTGATCCAAGTATCAATTTAAGAAAAATCACAGAAGAAATTATTAAAATTGAAAATGCTGAAATTGCTGCTGGTAGAGCTGGAAAATCTCTTTGGGATATTTTTAAAACAAAGTCTACATACGGTTTCATTGGTCAGATGCAAAGCTATTTGAGTATGTATGTTGGATTCTATGGAATGGTTAATGCTGTTAAGAAATCCATTTCTACTATTACAGAGCTTGATACTGCTTTAGTTGACTTAAAGAAAACTACAGCGATGAATGAGAATCAGCTTGAAAATTTTTATTATGATTCTAATAACGTAGCAAAACAGATGGGTGTTACTACAAAAGAAATTATTGATCAGGCAAGTGCATGGTCTAGGCTAGGATACAGTTCGCAAGAAACCGCTACAACAATGGCAAAATTCAGTTCTCAGTTTGCTTCTATCTCTCCTGGTATGTCAACAGATGAAGCCCAGGAAGGTCTTGTATCTATAATGAAAGCCTTCGACATTGATCCAAATGATGTTGAAACAGAAATTATGGATAAAGTAAATGTACTCGGCAACAAATTTGCCGAGAACAACCAAGATGTAGTTGAAGGTTTGAAGCGTTCTGCTGCTGCTATGTCTGCTATGGGACAGTCTTTTACTGATACAGCCGCCCTATTTACAGGTGGTATGGAAATTTTACAGGATTCTGAGTCAATGGGAACTGCATTACGTACTCTTTCAATGCGTATCAGGGGCTATGATGAGGAGACAAACCAGCTATCTGACGATTTAGTTAATGTCACTGGTGAAGTCGCAGATTTAACTAAAACTACAAAGAATGCACAAGGAATATCGTTATTTACAGATGCTTCTCAAGAACACTATAAATCAATGGTTCAGTATCTTGGCGAAATAACTGATGAATGGGATTTGATTTCCGAAAAAAATCAGACAGAGCTTCTTCAGAAACTTTTTGGTAAAAACAGGGCTAACGCAGGTGCTGCCATCATCCAGAATTTTGATCAAGTTCGTGCTGCTATTGAAGCAATGGAACAAAGTGCAGGATCAAGCGACAAGGAAATGGAAACCATTGAGCAATCTTTAGAGTACCGTATCAACGCACTCAAGGAAACTTGGGTTGGTACAATTCAGCAAATGGTCGATCGTGGAGATCTAGGTACTATTGTTGATGGTTTAACTAAATTGTCTGAAGGAATTGGTTTTGTAACAAGTAATCTTGGATTACTTAAAACGGCTGCACTAGGAATTACAGGCGTATTAGCTTTTAAAAATGTCGGTAGGGATAAAATGTATTCCCTCAGTTTTTGAATATGCCGACAACATACATAATTTACTCTGGATACAGAGGTTTAAAGTATGTTATCCGTGGGATACACGGTGATAAATAAATAATTGGAACAATATACGGGGATATAGGTACAACGATTGCATAACGGCAATGTATCACTACACTTCTATTATGGTGACATAATATGAATCGTAACAACGTGACGCTCCTATCATCCGTAGGGATAGATCTCTCTGAGATCAGCCCTCACAGTAGCGACAACTTCCACATCAAGTTATATGCAACGATGCTTGGTGAATATGCGCTCGGTACTACCTGACATAACAGGGCAATCTGTGATGGATTGCAAAATGCAGAAACTTATCTTCTGTTGTTTGAACACATCGTTCCTATGTGTATTGATAAGATGGAACATAATTATTGTTAAATTAAGGAGAATATCGTGATAAAAATAATATATAAACATGGAAAATGGCAATTAAAAAGAAATGGTAATATAGAAGAAAATTACATAGTTCTTGATGTTCTTATGAAAGAAACCGTAAAAGAAATGATGTTTTTACATGGATATAACAAAGCTGATGCTGAAAGTTTTATTAAAAAATTGCTAGCACTGAATTTAAATGAAGAGATTGGTAATATAAAGTATAAACCAAATTAAATCCCGATTTCAATCGAGTAAAAACAGAGAATAAATATATGACAACATAAAAATAACACCGCATTACACGATGTTATCTTTACTACATTGTTGGTGTGTACAATGTAAGTGAAAAATTATATAGCGGAATACGAAAGTATCCGTTTGTAGTATAACACACGGTCTCTATAATTGAAAGTAGTTTATAGATGTTTTTGGAGAATAAGTAAAATGAGGACTGTCGTGATGACCAGCCCTCAAAATATGGAATATATAATTGAGATGAATATGAATACAATTGGAGAATGATAATTAATTAGCTTTCTTAAAGATTTTATGTTGTTTTGTCGAAATTCTTGCGATAGCGTCTGCTTTCTCATCGGACATTTCTGGATGATTAGCAATCTGATCAATGGCATGGTCTTGTGATTTAAAATATCTACGCACCGCAAGTAATCCGATGATTGCACACAATAATATAACAATGTACAATCTCTTCTACCCTCCTTTCCTGTAAAATAACTTTTCAGGAATTTGTATTTGCCCAGAACGGGCTGAAATGTTCATCCTAGTGCCACTTACATAGGCACTCCCACATGGTATAAATACCAAGCACTTGCCGTGACAATGAACTGCAATGTGGTAATACAGTCGCAGTTTGCTTGGTATTATTCTACCACATATTTCCAACTTCATAAATCCAGAACGTTCGTTTTGTCGATTCATGTAATACGAAATTTAATCAAAATTTTTCAAAAAACTTTACAAAAAATTCCAACTGTGTTATCTTCAAAATAGTAAAATTTTTCAATTTTTGAAGGAGGTAACACGATGAAAAATTCTAGCAAAGAAAAAACTTTACAGTGGATAAACAATCAGAATAAAAAAGGCAATATATCCTTTGAACACCGTCTACAGCGTCCGACTGGGCAGTGGAATACACGTATGAAGAGTCTTTTAATTCATAGCTTATTAAGTGGTATTCCAGTGAATCCAATCTATGTTGTAGAAGAAGAAAATATTATTTATCCGCTAGATGGCTCTCAGAGAACATCAACTTGTATTGATTATATTAATGATGTATTCTCGTTGAGTAAGGATACCCCAAATGTATTCATATCTATAAAAGAAAATGGAGAACAAGTCATTAAGGAATATGAAATTGCAGGAAAGAAGTTTAAGAAACTTGATGATGAAGTAAAAGAAACACTTCTTGCTTGTACATTAGAATTCTGCACATTGTCTGATTATACTGATGAAGAAGTTAAAATCATGTTTGCTCGTCAGAATTCAGGAAAACCTCTGAACGGTAAATTACTTCGTGTAGTGCATGAATCAGATGAATTCAGCGAAAAGGTCTACTCTCTTGCTAATCATCCATTTATGGATAAAATTATGTCAAAGACACAACGTAAGAATGGAACAGATAGAGATACAATTATCCAAGCTATGATGCTTATCTCTTCTAATCAGGAACAGGAATTTACATCTTTTAGAACAAAAGATATTGATGCTTATGTAACTGATTATGCAGATCAGTTTCTTGATAGAGCTGACACATTAAAAGAAGCTATGGATAGATTTAACGAATCATTTGATGGTGAAGTAAAAATTCCATCCACAAGTATTCCACAAATTTTATATAGTGGTTATAGAATTGTTAAAGACAAGAAATCATTCTCTCGTCTTGCAGAAAAGGTATCTGAATTTATTGCAACATATGATTCTAATGAAGAATATAAACAATATGTTCAGAGTGGTACAGGCAGTCGTGAAAATGTCAAAGGACGTTTTGATTATTGGCGTGGAATTGTAAAGACATTACAGTAAATATTTGAAGAGTAGTCGGTTGACTACTCTTCTTTTATATACATTTATAAACATACGTTCTGATAGATATTTGTCGTTTATTGGTATATAATGGTAATATTAAATACTAATGATTGGTGGGGATATTATGAAACAACATTTTTATCAAAAGATATGGTTTAAAAATACAGTTTTAATTTCAATTCCAACATTGATTTCTGGAATTGGGGTTTTTGTTTCACTTATAGATAACATAGTTTTTAAAACTATATTGTTTTGTTTAGTTTTTACATTAATGATTACATTAATAATATATGTAATTCATAATGGGAATAAAGAAGATGAACTTATTAAAGAAATTTGTACATTGAAAGACAAAAACGAGCAATTAACTTCTATACTAGCACATATGGAAAATGATTATAAAACGGTTACATCAGAAGTTTCTGCTTTTTCAGATATGATTGAAAAATGGGCAGGAACAATTAATTCATTTGCGAATAATATTAAAGAAAACGGTTATGTATCTGATAAAGCATGGAATAAAATTAAAATAATTGATGCTATTTGTGTATCTACTAAAAATATAATTCAACAATACTGTAATGATTTCAATAATGCAAACATATCAGTTAGCTATGTATCTTATATAAAAGATAAAAATGATGAGGAGTGGATACATATGGTTTCTCATTCTAGTGGCATGTCTTTCAGACCGAATGCGTGTAAGTGCGAAGTTAAACTATCAGATTGTATTTATCATTACGCTGATTTAATACGTTGTAAATTATCAGACTTTGAAATAGCGATGAACAATGAAGAAATCTTAAGAATTTTCAAAAAAGTATCTATCACATCAGATCTAGGTAAATATACTCAATATATAGCGATTCCTTTATACTGTAAAAGTGGTAAATTATTAGGAATATTTCAAATAGTAACAAAATATGGGTATATTATTGAAACAGATAGAGATAAAATGCGAACATTTATAACAGATGCCATAATCCCATTTTCAAATATGATTATTCTCGCTGATAAAATTTACAAAGGGTTATATATTAATCCTATACAAATTAATAAGGAGGTGTAATATATTATAATGGCAAAATATAAAAAGCAAGAAGTACATATGATTGATATGTCTGGACGTTTAAAAATGAAAATTGTGCATGAAGAATTCACATCTGAAGACGAATTAGAATGGGAACGTGAAATGGAAGAGATGAATAAAAAAATGGAAGAGTGTATGCAAAAGTATGAAGAAAATTTGAAACGTTTACTTTCTTCTGCTGTGGCTGATACTCAAAAGCCACAAAAAGATGCTGACTATTTTATTCGTGAATATGGTAATAAATTTATTGGAAGAAATCCAGACAACATAAAAAATCGACTTCAACTTTATAATAAATATTTAGAGCAGGACTAATCTCCTGCTCTTTTATTAATCATCATTATTCTTTCCTTTATCCGATATCTTTTTTATATATGATTGCATTCTTGATACGGAATTAATCATTTTTATCATTTGTGGATTTGTAAATGTATCTACTATATTTTTTATTGACGGATCATTCGATTTAGTAATTGCATTTATTGCTCCCTCGTTGTTGAATATCTTATCAATATCTTGTGTGGTTGGTATATCTATATTATTTAAATCTCTACGAAATTCTTGTAAACTTTTAATGTTTTGTTCATTATATAATTTTTCTTTGAAATTTTCTGCTAAATCCTCTGGAATTTTATTTCCATATGATCTTTTGATAGTTTTATAGAGCTCTAATAATTGAGTTTGATCACATTCTTGATAAACAGGTTCTGTATTTTCATCTGGCTGAATAAATAACTGCCCGTCGTATTGTTGTATTGAATTATGGTTGATAATAATGCTACTTTCTAATGTGATAAAGCCATTATCATATTCTAAAACAAAACTATCAATTCTTCTATTATCTCTCGGATAATCATTAAAATTTTTTATGCTACAATCAATATCTATAATAGTTTTATAATTTTCATTAATATCGCACATAAGGCAACTATTTTTCCATTTAACATATCCATTTTTCGTCATTTGAATTAATAAATATACAAACTGGAAATTGTTGCTTTCTGATGTTTTTTGATTACGCCCTATTAACTCGTCAATGGAAACGTTAAAGTAGTCTGCAATATCTACTATTTTATCAAGAGATGGAGAACTCTTTGTCCATCTACTTATAAGACCTGCTCCAAATCCTAATTCTGCTTCTAATTGAGATGGAGTAATATTATTTGATTTACAAATTTCTCGTATTGATTTTACTAATAATTCATTATCCATATAAGCACCCTTCTTTGATGTTTATTACAGTTTTTGAAAATAATGCATTTTTGTATTGACTTTAACTGTTATTTAGTATAGTATGAATATATCACATATTTGATGTTTTCGTCAAATACAAAAATCCTTACTCCACCGACCAAAGTTTAGTAAGGATTCAGGAACGTGTATATCACGTTTTCACATTACATATTATACACGTTCCTTTTGAAACATTCAATATATTTTTCAGAAGGAGGATATCATTATGAATGATGATACAACTTTAGCAGTTATCCAAGAGACTGAAATTCTTGGAAAGAAAATTAAAGTGTATAACAGTATTGAGTCACCACTCTTTCTTGCGAGTGATGTTGCCGAATGGATCGAACACTCGCAAACTTCTAAAATGGTAAAGTCCGTAGAAGATGATGAAAAGCTGATGGGAACATTATTCCTATCAGGTCAAAACAGAGATGCATGGTTTTTAACGGAAGATGGGTTATATGAAGTATGTATGCAGTCTCGAAAACCTATTGCCAAACAGATGAAAAAAGAAATCAAAAAGTATCTTAAATCTATTCGACTTACAGGTGCAGCTATTTCAGAAGGTAGAGAGCAGGAAATGGTAAACTACTATTTTTCTTCTCTTTCGTCAGATTTACAAGGACAGATCGTGAATGAGCTTATCGAAAAGAATAAGCAACTTCAGGAGTTCTACGATGACTTGATTAACACAGAAGGACTTATGCAGATGAATACTGTTGCAAAAGAACTTGGTATTGGAGAATATACATTATTCGCTTATCTTAGAATGAAGAAAGTGTTCTTTTATGATAAAGATAAGGTAAATGTACCATATGAACGTTTCCGTAGAGAAGGTAAATTTGCAGTAAAAGAAACACCTTGTCATGACGGTAAAATGAGATCCGTTACATATGCTACTAAAAATGGATTGGATTACATTAGAAAACTACTTCGTAAAGATGGTTATTATAATGCGGAGGTGGCTTAAAATGGATTATATAAAACTTATCGCATTAAAAATTGATGACTTCTGTTCTTCTATATACTTCGAGGACAACTACGCCAATAGTGATTTAGAAGTCGCCAAGAAAGATATAAAGCATTTAGAGGAACAAGGATGCGTTTGTTTCTTACTGAATGTTAAAAGCAATATTGAAACCAATACATACGACAATTAAAGAGAGAATATATAAATATGAGGACAACATAATGTCATCCTCATATCCTTGTGCACCGTGTTACACTAAACACTCAAATTTTCTAGCAGAAGTAAAATAAATTATGTAAGATAGGTTATTTGCGTTTAAGTTTGAACCAGAGATGTTTGCCAGCATGTAGTTCAAACCACTTTATGTCTTTAATCTGGCTTCCAATAAAAACAATTGCAGCCACTGATAAAGCCATAAACGCAAAGGCAATTGCGATCGTGCAAAAGCACGAAAGCAAAATAGTAAAAATCTGTTCCATATCTCACCTCCCTTCTGATTGTATAGTAATCGTCTTGGGAAGTTATATGGGACAGAACGTCCAGAATTGTATAAACTTCTGATGTGAATACACCTTCGCTTTCTATGGTTCTAAGCCATTTGGTGTATGGTTAATGAGTTACATCTGTATATATACAGATTAATTTTAGTGTAACACTTTATTGATTTAATGTGTAGTCGGAACATATGTTTATAGGTTAGCATAGTGGTTCTCCTATTTATTCTGATTTACCCAATTCATCTTCCATTTTATCAAAATCTAATCCATATCTCTTTTCAAGTTCGTTAAGTATATTATATATACCTTTACCAATGAATAAATGATTAGATCCAAATACATACTTCATAGTATGGACTTCAGATGGAGAAATTGAAGTAATCGAGCCACGGTATGTTCTCATATTTTCATTTTGATATACTTTTACAGGATATCTATATCCAAGCCCCTCTATCCCTGTATATCCGTCATATGAATTTGGATTGTAACATTCTCTTCCAACTTCGTATTCGAGTTTGGCTATTAGCGATGCGATGTTCTGTGTATTTTTCATAATGTGTTCTTCTCCTTGCCTTTTATTTTGTTTTTGTATATTCCTTGCAAAACAATCCATCATCAATTGCATAAAATTATTACGAGGTAAATAAATATGACAAAATTAAACATTAAAATTAAAATAAATGAATTAGAGGAATTAAAATCAGTTATTGAGTATTTAAAGACTCTTAATCTAAATAAAATACCCGAACTCAATCCAGAAATTACTGTTGAATTCGGGTATAATGATTAATCTTCTTTGATTACATTGATAACTGAGATTTCTTTATTTGATACGGTGAATGCTTCCTTTTCAGCGTACAAGTGTAAATCATAACAAGTTTTATATTGATAGGTAAATATATCTTCTCCTTCAATGACTACTTCTTTTGCACCTGGAACTGGAACAGTATAACAAACTTTTACAATATGGTTATACTCCTTGCATTCACCGTTCTTATCTGTGATTTTAAATGTATACATTATTATTCCTCCTCCGTATTAGTATTATGGTATATTTTACCATATAAAGGATGATGAGGATAGTCTGAACGTTAGTTCACATATAAAAAGAACACTTGTAAATTCATATCTTACAGGTGTTCTTTGTGTATACGATAGTATACATATATTTTAGAAAGGATGTGATTAAACTGGTTTAGTTTAAATTTTCGCCAAACTTTACGTCATAAATCTGGATACGAACAATAGTATCATTTTCAGTTAAATAGTTTATCCAAATCCATGAGTCGTCTTTTTGTTCGTTCATTGGATCTTCTTCTTGGCTTTCATTAAATAATACACAATAATTATTGTCGTTCATTTTATATTCGTTATTGAATGTATCTATTACTTTTTCAATTGAATCTCCAACAGCGATTTGACCGTATGTTATAATTTTACTATCAGTTATTGATATACATCTAATTTTTTCATATTGGTCAGTTACAATTATATTATTTGTTGTATTTTGAATTGCTTTTAAACCATCGTTGAATATTTCAAATTCATCTTCATTTATTTGAGATTCTGTATCATAATAAGATAATGTTTTATCCTTAATCGAAATTTCATATGGATTATTTATAATTGCATTTTGTTCTTTTCCTGAAGAACATCCAGTCAAAAAAAGAAGTAAAATAATAAGAGTTGCGAAATATTTTTTCATTTTATTTCCTCGTTGGTTAGTTCAAAAATTATTTCTATGGTATCGTTATTAAGTTTATTTAAAATTATAATACCGTTTTTACCATACCATTCATTGACTTCTAAATAAAAACTTTCATCATCGGAGTTATGAATATCAGGTTCACCATTAATATTAACAATTTCTTCATATATGTTTTTAGGCATCCACTGTGATGAATCTATGGTATAGATACATCTCTTTAGTTTTTCATCAACAAAAAAATATTCTTTGATACAATTACTACCAAAAAATGATGTATTGGTATATGTGACTGTAAAATCTTTTTTATCTTGTTCATTTTTATATCCCAAATCATCATCTTCTATTTTATATTCTTTTGAAGATTCAATGTTACACAACTCTTCAAAAGCAATTGGGTTATCAATATTGTTAAGCATTAATATCCTTGTAGATTTACTTTTATTGATTTTATCGTTTAATTTCTTATCGTTATATCCTAAAATAATAGATATAACAATAACTGGGATTAAAATAATTGAAAAAAATGTAATTATAAATATTTTTGTTTTTCTATTCATAAATAATCTCCCTATATATCTTAAAAATTATCTTAATTATAACATTATTTTTGTTAAAAATAAATAGCAATAAAACAAACAATGACACAAGTATTCTTCAAACAAATACTTGAATAGGTATCCTCAAACAATACCTTGTCAATCAAATAGTATGATATTTAAAACAATAGACGCAGATGCTACTAATTTAACAAAGAAAATGGGATTATTAGGAAAATCTTTTAATGATATTAAAAAAGATTATTCTAATGGACTAGGTATAACGAAAAGTTTATTCTCTACTTCTATTTCAGAATCAGATTGGAAATCATTACAAAAATTTAATTCTGCAATAAAGGTAACTAATGATGGTTTAACAAAGAGTCAGCGTATTACAAAAGCTTGGAATGAAAATATGACAGGATGTAGTATTGCTGCAAAAAGAATGGGAAATGATTTAGTTACTGGCAAGAAAAAGATTTCAGACGTTTCTTCGGCAATGAAAACCGCTACTGCTTCAACAAAGGCGTTAGAAATTGCAATGAATGTTTTTGCCAATGTAGGTTTTATGCTTGCGATTACGGCAGTTACTAAAGTAATTTCAGAATTAGCACAAGCACAAAGCAATGCTGTAGAAACAGCAAAAGAAGCTACAAGTGCATATAATGATGAATTATCATCAATTAAGGACTACAAAGAGAAAATTTCTGAGTTAAATGAAGAATTGAATTCTGGTAATTTATCATATGAAGAAACAAAAACGAAACGTTCAGAATTAATGTCTATTCAAGATGAATTGATTGAAAAATTCGGAACAGAAAAAAGCGCAATTGAATCAGTTACAGAGGCAATAGGTGGTCAAGTTGATGCATTAGATAACTTAAACGAAAAGTCTTATAGAGATTGGATTGCGAAAGCTGACGATGAAACTATTTGGACAAAACTTCTTCCTTGGGGCAAATCTGGTCTTGATCAAGCTATAGATTATATGGAATCTAAAAAGACGATTTCGTTTTTTGATATGGCTAATGCAAATAGCACAACGCAAGATAAATATCAAGCACCTATAACTGACGAAATTCGTTCCATTCAGGAAGAAATAGACAAAACTATTCAGTCTAAATATAACCTTGAAAAAGAATTTGCCACTTTTAAGATTACTGGAACACCAGAAGAAGTCAAATCACAATTAGAAGCCATTCGACAAGATTATTTAGATTTGTCTAAGGATGCATTCTTAAAAAATGGTATATCTTCTGAATATTGGGATGCATATAGAAGTGAAGCAATAGATAGCATAAATGATGTTATCAATCAATTTGATGAAGGATTAGAAAAACATCAGGAAACTTACAAAACATACATCGAGGGAATGATAAAATATGATTCTGAGTATTCAGATGAATATGCTACTATTCTAAGAAAAAGAGCAGAGTTAGAAGATGCTGAAAATTCTGGTGATGTGGAAAAAATTCAAAAAGCAAGGCAAGAATTTATGGACGCTATTGCATCTGGAATAACAGCTTCTGAATCTGATGAAAACATCAAAAAATATTTTGAGTCATTATATCCTGAATTACAAGCAGAATTTGCAAATTGGAACTTTGAAATTGCTATTAACGCAAATACAGATAATCTCAAAGATGAAGCTGAAGAAATAGGAAAACAGTATTCCGCTACAGACCTTTTGGATATGGTTAATACAGAAGGTGTACAAGAAGGCGAAGAAGCTTTTAATAAATTAATTGATAAGGCTATCGAATATGGAGTTTGCACTGATAATTCTTCTGAAGAAGTACAAAAGTTAATTGATTTATTAGTTGAACTGGGTATCGTACAAGGAAACATCGAGAGCGATGTTCAACATGAAACACCGATTTCTTCCACAGGCATCCTCGCACAAGTTCAAGCCCTCTCAACAGGTTTAGACCAGCTTGATAAAATATATGCAGATGTCTATAACAAAGAAGATTTCGATTGGTCTTCCATTCTTAATAATAAAGGTTTTGAAGAAGCGTTTGGTAACATGACAAATGTTACTGAAGAATATGAAAATGCTTATGATGACTTTATTAATACCATTAGTAACAATCCATCTGATCTATCTGCTTGTCAGTCTGCTTTTGATAATCTTGCTACAGCATATATTTATAATTCTGATGCATTGAAAAATGTGACAGAAGAAACAAAAGCGTCTACTATTGCTATGCTTAGTCAAATGGGAGTTGTAAATGCTGCTGAAGTTGTAAATTATAGACTTGGCGCAAGTGAATCATATGCGGCAGATACAGGAAAAGACTTAGAAAGTGCAACTTTATCAGAAATAACAGCATTTGCAAAAGAAGCTGATATGTCTGATATTACAAAAGCATCATTGGCTGCTTATGTTATAGAAAAAATCCATGCTGCAAGTATTACAATCACTACATCTGCTGATATAAATAATTTAACAGCACTATGTTCACAACTTGGAGTAGCTGGAACAGCACTTGCACAATTTGCAAGATTAAAAGCTATTGCAATGGATACGAGTGGAAAATATACAGATGGGTATAAAGAATATGCTACTACTGCGGCAGACCAAATTTTACAGAACGCAGTGAATGCAGCGCAGACAAAATATACACCTCAATTTGGTGGTGGCTCTGCTACAAGTAAAGCGGTCAATGATGCTGCAAAATCGGCTAAAAAAGCTTCAGATACAGCAAAAGAAACCGCACAAGACATCGACTGGATTGAAACGAAATTAAAATTGGCTTCTAAGGAAACAGAAAAGCTTAGTAAATCTTTCGATAAAGCGTTTGGTATGAATCAGACAAGAGAAAGATACCATGCTTATATTTCTCAGATAGAATCTGAGATCCAAGACAATACAACTGCCGCACAGGTATATCAAGAGAAGTTAAATCAGATTGGTTTATCCTATGAGTGGATCGCAAAGATTCAGTCAGGTGCATTTTCTATTGACAGTATTACAGACGAAAATCTCAAAACTCAGATATCCGAATATCAGACATATTCAGATAAGTTAAATAGCTGTTATGACACTATTGAGAGTCTTGAAGAAGAACGTCTGCAAGCTTCTGTTAATTATGCAGAAAAATTAATTGACTCCCATGAAAAAGAAATAGATTCGATTAATAAACTGATTGATCGTAGAAAAGCATTAGTTTCCTTAAAGGAAACATTCGGTTTATCTGCTTCCAAATCTGATTTGAAATATCAGCAGGATCAGTATGAACAGGAAATTGATGCCCTTGAAAGACAGAATAAAGAAATATACGATCTCATGTGGACTACTACTTATGGTGACGAAGCATGGCAAAAGTATAATGACCAGATGATTGAGAATACTTCCAGTATTCAAGATCTCACACAGTCTCTTGCTGATTTAGCATCTGAAATGGCTAATCTTCCGATTGACAAGTATGAAAAAGCTTTAGATAAGATTTCTGCAAAGAATGATTTACTTGATGCAAAACTTGAGAATGCTACGAGTGATAAAGCTAAGAGTAAAATTATTGGTAGTCAGTTGAAGCTTACTAGAAAGAAAGATAACAGTGCTCAGTCTGCGGCTAAAACGACACAAAGTAATTTGAATCAGTCGGTTAAGGATTTAAAAACTGCAACGAAAAAGGATAATAATATATCTGTTTACAACGTTGACGCTTCGGGTCCAAATGTGAAAGCAAGAACTGCGGTAAATGACTACTATAAAAAAGTACAGAATTATACCAAGGCGAAGAAGCAAATTCCAGCTTCTTTAATTTCTAAAATTTCTGGTGACGGATACTCTACATTATCAAAAGCATGTGCTAATTACAATGCTGCTTTAGTTGCCAACGACACAGCACAAGCAACATCTGCTTTAAGTAGAGAAACTATCAGACAGGAACTTACTGATTTAGCAGAACAGAGAGCGAGTCTTGCAAAGACAACTGCTGATTCCAAAGTTGAGAAATATGATTCTAAAGACGAATTGTATGATGCCAAACTCGACAATGCTACTTCTACTTCTTCTAAGAATAAACTGATTGACAGAAAGATTTCTAATATTAACAATCGTCAGAGTGCTTATAATACTGCTGTTAAAACTGATAATAAGAATATAAAATCAGCACAGAAAAATATCAGCAAAATCAAATCTACAAAAGAGAATAAGAAGATTCTCACTTCTATCAAGAAAACTGCTAAAGCTGGGAAACGTATTTCCCAATCTTTGTTAAACAAAGCCGCAAAACTGAATGATGGTGGAAAACTATATGATGCATGTATTCAGTATAACGCTTATTTAGATGCGAAAGAAGCCGACAAAGCTACTGCTGATTTATACAAAGAAACAGCAAAACAGGATAAGGCTACTCTTGCAAAAGAAAAGTTTGATAATATTGTATCCAAGTATGATAATAAAATTTCTAGCAATGAGCAGAAAAAGACAAAGATCAATAATAGAATTTCTCTCGTAGAGGAATTTGGTGAACAGGCAAATGTATCTGATTATAAGTCACTTATCTCTGCTGAAAATGGAGAATATAAAAAACTCATTAAAGAGCGTGAAGAACTTCGGAGAAATTTAGAAAAGTCTGTTGTAAATGGTTCTATCAAAAAAGGCAGTGATGAATGGTATGATATGGTCGCTAAAATCAATGATGTAACAAATGCCATAGATGAATCAATTCAATCAATTAAACAATACCAGAATGCCCTTCGTCAGTTAAAATGGGATACTTTTGACAAGTCTATGGAAACTGTAAAACGTGTCAATAGTGAAGCTGATTACTACATTGATCTTTTGAGTCATAAAGAAATGACTGATAAAGATACAGGGAACTTCACTGAATATGGTATTGCTGCTATTGGTCTTCACAAGACGAACTATGACAGTTACATTGCACAGGCAGAAGCATATCAGTCTGAATATGATAAAATTATGAAACAGATTGAGAAAGGCGAATTATCTGCATCCGATGAAAATGTTATTCAACGTCTGCGTGATTTACAGGATGCTCATAGAGAAGCGAAAAAATCTGCCGAGGATGAGTTAGAGTCTATTAACGATCTTGTAAAACATGGTTATGAAGCTCAAACTGATGCACTGAGTAAACTGATTGAAAAATACAAGAAATTAAAAGATAGCGAGTTAGACGCCTATAAATATCAGAAAGAAATTGCCGAAAAAACAAAACAGATTGCTTCTTTACAAAAACAGTTAACAGCTTATACTGGCAACAATTCTGAAGAATCCCGTGCAACAATTCAAAAGTTAAAAGTTGAATTAGAGAATGCCAAATCAGATTTAAAAGATACGCAATATGAAAAATTTATTTCTGACACTGAGGATATGCTTGACGATCTGATGAGTGATTATCAGGAATTCATTGATGAAAAAATCAATGATACAAATACAATTCTCGATAGTATCAAAGAACTTCTTGGTGGCAATGATGGTATTATTGCAACGCTAAAATCCTTAGATTCTAGTTTGACAAATACTACAAAAGATCAGATTGATTCTAGTACTACCAATGGTGGTGACGGAGGACAAGGCGCAAAGGATTATGTAAATAATACTGTTACTAATGATCGGAATACTATCAATTCATCTCCTAAAACTGGACTTTTACGACCAACAGCAGTTGGTACTATAACTCTTGATAATTCCTTGGAGTCTAAAAAGAAAAATACAACTTCTATTGATGATAAGTTAAAAAAGGAAAAGAAAGCAGTTAAAGATGCCATTAATTCTGGTAAATCTCGCAGTAAGAAATTAACTGATAAAGAGAACCAAGAACATGCTGACTTATGGAAGTATATTGTAAAGAATTATGGTAGAACTCCTACTAACAAAATGTACAAGAAGTTAGGCGGCATACTAGGCGTAAAAACAGATGACACGGTTACATCGAAACAAAAAACTGCTATTCTTAATAGGATGAAATTTAATGGCTATAAAAAAGGTTCTGAACACATAGACAAGAGTCAATTAGCATGGACACAAGAAGATAAACGAGAAATGATTTATCGTGCTTCTGACGGTGCAGTTTTAACAAAACTTAACCCAGGAGATAAAGTGTTCACAAATGAGATGACTGAGAATCTTTGGAAAATGGCACAGATGAATCCTTCTTTATTGACCTCTGGTATCAACTATATGCCGAATTTACCTGAAATGACAAAATCTGCTGGCACTTCTACGATTGTTGAGGTTGGAGATATCGTAATGAACGGTGTAAATGATGTTGAAACCTTTGGTAGACAATTACGAGAAGAAATTCTCAGGAACGGAAAAACAACTCAGTGTATTACCGAAGCAGTTTCTGCCAAGCAACTTGGTAAGAATGGTATAGGTAATGCGAGGTTATATAAATAACCACTTTTTATCCCATATAGGTGTCACAGCCTACGTGGGATTTTCATGGTAAATATGCACAAATATTTCATTGATTTTTATAATATTTTCTACTCCTATTTTTTCTATAATTGTGTATAATATAAGTAAGAAATCAAATGATTTCGATTGTTGGTGTATCTCAACCATTAAGCGAGAATTAACAAACTTGAGTGTTTCGCTACTTAATGCGAATGTTAAAACTTGGTGTATCTCAGCCGCAAATGAGAATAATAAAACGGAGAGATTGAAATATATCTCTCCTATTTTTATACACAAAGGAGAAGTGATGATTTCTTTTTATGAAATTGATGATAATTATATTGATTATTTAAGACAATTTGATAGTAAGATATTATCTACTAAAGATGGAGATAGAAAATATTTAAGAAAATATATCGGTATCATGATGCATAATCGTGATTGTAAATATTTTATACCTCTTTCTTCATACAAACCTAAAACATATGATAATATGTATGAATCAAAGAGTTTAAAGAAAATAGGTAATATGGCTGTTTTACGAATTAATAATATGATACCCGTTATTGACGAAGTAATTCATAAGATGGATTTCAATTCAATAACGGATCAAAATTATAAATATTTACTTCAATCAGAATATCGTATAATCAAAAGCAGAGAGAAAGAAATCAGAACAGATTCGAGAATCATCTATTATTATAGGTTAAATGATAAAAATAAAGATAAAGGATTGTATAATTTATGTTGTGATTATAAATTATTAGAAGAAAAATCAAAAGAATATTTAACAAACAAAGACACCAACTAAGGTGTCTTTTTTATTATAAAAATTTAAGAAGGAGGAGAATAAACAAATGCCAAAAATAGTTTTTAATGAGAATTTTGGTGTAGATGAAATCACTATTGTATTGGAACGAAGAGATTTTTCTAAATACGGAAAACTTAAAGATGTTACAGATATTGAGTATAAAGATACTATGAATGCACCAGAATTATCATTTAATGTATATAAAACTGACAATCCAATATGGAATAAGATTAATAACTATAATTTGGTGTATATTCCTGAATACAAAGAACATTTTTCAATTAGTGTAAATACTACAGAAGAAAATACAACGCAAAAATCGGTCACATGTACTTATCTTCCAGTTAGTGAATTACAAAATGTAAAACTTAGAAATATTCAGATTAATACAGAAGACGATATTGCAAGAGATGATTACGATGCTGATTATCCTACTATCTTCTATCGTGACTTATCTGCATATTCAGAAGGAAGTACAATGTATAAGAAGCTATACAATGCTTCTCTTCTACACCGCATCTTAGACAAGGCATCTAATTATAAAATTGGACATGTAGATACATCGTTAAAGGATCTGAAATCGTGGTTTCAATACTCTATCAGTGACAGTAATATTTATAACGAATTGACTGGTGAAATCTCGGACGACTATCAGTGTCTGTTCAAATTTGATTCCAATACACGAACTGTAAATGTATATGATTTATGTAATACATGTCATAATTGTGGTTATCGTGGAGATTTTCATGACGAGTGTCCTGAATGTGGAAGCACAAACTATAATGGTGCTTATGGGGAAGATACATCTATTTACGTGTCAAAGGAAAATTTATCTACTTCTGCTTCTATTGAAAGTAGTGAAGATAGTTTAAAGAACTGTTTTTACATTACTGGCGGCGATGATTTAATGACTTCTGCTGTTGCTATTGCAAATCCAAGCGGTACAAATTATATTGTAGAATTTTCTGATGAAATGTATGAGAATATGCCAGAAGATTTAGTCGAGAAAATCAAAGTATATAATGCAAACTATCAAGAATGTATAAATAGCAGAGCATTTAACTTTTCTTCGAATGAAGTTAACCAATATAATCAGATTGTCAAATATGTAAATGAACATTATCCAAAAATAGATGATGACGGCAATAAAGTTGATAGATATAATACTATCTTATCTCCTATTGTTGGATATAAAAATATTGCTTCGCTATGTTTTGACTGCATTGATATTGGATTAATTTTGCAGACTTCTATGGGTAAAACAATAGAAATGGATAATTTGACAATCCAAGAGACAATGAATTTATTGACATCTTCTAATTTATCGCCTGTTGCAGTTAAATCAGATTTATCAATGGTTGCAACAAGTGTTGTATCAAATACTGTGCTTGGTTCTTGTAAAGCATTAATTAATACTGCATTGTATAAAGTGGAAATTGTAGATGCTTCATATGACAAAACAAATCATGCTTGGAAAGGTAAATTTAAACTCACAAGCATTGAGGATAATACAATTACTCTCACAGGAAATGAGATATCTATTATTGTAAATAATGATATGGAAACATATCTCAAACAGAATATCCAAAGATGTTTAAATAAGCTTGATACGAATTATAAAGACTTAAAAGACTTAGAAACATCTGATGCTGATTTTAAATCTGAATTGGCTTATTACAGTTTCGACTATTTGAGTAGTCTAAAGGATTCTTTTGGTAATGTTTTAGGTATTATTCTTGAATCTGAACAGGAAGAATTAAAGAATAAATATCAGACTTGGTATAGTAATCGAGTTGGGTGGCTTGAATCAGAAATGAATAAAAGACAGTTACAAATTGATGCTGTCCATAGATTATATAACTATGATAATAAATCTGGCACTGTATATGATATTCAAAATTCTCTGCAAGATGAATTAAACTTAGAAACATATCTTGGGAAGGATATGTGGACAAAATTTTGTGCGTTTCGTATGGAAGATACCTATCAGAATGATAATTATATCTCTGATGGATTAGATAATGGTGAGCTAGTAACTCGTGCAACGGAACTGATTGACGCTGCAAAGAAAGAGTTATATAAAGCAAGTCATGTACAATATACAGTTACTTCTACTATCAATAATCTTCTTGCACTTCCAGAATTTAAACCTATTGTGAATAAGTTTGAAACAGGTAATTGGATTCATGTATGTGTAGATGAGAAGATATATTATTTAAGATTACTCTCTTATAAAATTTTATATTCTGATATTTCAAAAATTGAGGTTGAATTTTCTACTGTTGAAAGAACATGGTCTGGTTCATCTGATATTCAAAGTGTCATTGAAAATGCACAATCTATGGCATCTTCATTCTCATATACAGCTCAAAAAGTAAAAAATAATGTTGCTGCTTCTAAGTATGTTCAAAACTGGGTACAGAAAGGAATGGAAGCTACTACAACAAAAATTGTAAATAATGCTGATAATCAAAATGTCGTATATGATTCTAGTGGTATTTTATGTAGAACATATGACGATTTAATTGATACATACGATTTATGCCAGTCACGTTGGATTAATAGTGGTTTATACGTGACTGATGATGGTTGGAAATCTGTTAAGGCTGCTGTAGGCAAGTATATTTATATTGATCCAGAAACAGGTAATGAAGTAACTACTATGGGTGTTATTGGAGATACTATTGTTGGCAAATTAATTATTGGGGAAAATCTTGGAATATATAACCTTAATAATTCTATGACATTTAATATTGATGGCTTAAGAATTACAAATGGAATAAACACATTTACTGTCAATCCAAATAGTGTAGCAAAATTATTGAAAATTTCTAAATATAATACAGATATTTTTTATGTAGATGATAATGGCAATTTGAATTTGACAGGAAATGTCAACGGCTGTAGCTTTGATGGTGGAAAAATAAATATAGGCGATGGTAATTTCGTTGTTAACTCTGATGGTTCTGTTATTTCTAAAGCTTCTTTAAGTTTTGGGGATGGGGCTTTAACATATGATCCTACTAACGGAATGTCTGTAAATGGAGATATAACTTCAAAGGGGTTCAAAGCGAAAAATAATGGTAATGTATATATGGCTTCTCCATATATTTCTTCTGCTATTTACATGAAGGGACTTGGATGGTCTGAACAAACAAGTGATTATACTGAAATAATTGGATCAAATCTTATACATGGTACATTTTACCCTAAAATGATTGGGACTTGGTATTCTGAAAAAAATTACGGAAGAGGATTTTATTGTGATGGTGGAGATGCTTATATAAGCAGTCTAACGCAATCAGGATTAATTATCAACCCTATGAATGGATCGTTGAAAAAGACAATTATTAATGGAGATGGAATTTCTACAGAAGGGAACATAGCTTGTTCTGGAACAATACAAGGTAACTCTTCAACAGCAACAAAATTAAAAACTGCACGAACAATTAAAATTGGCGATGCAAGTAAAACATTTGATGGTAGTGCTAATGTTACATGGAGTTTGTCTGCTATTGGTGCTGCTTCTACTTCTGAGTTTGCGTCTGCGGTCAGTCATATTAATAGTCTATCAGAACGAGTGAGTGATTTAGAGACAAAAGTAAATAATTTGACAAAATAACGGAGGAAATACGAAATGAAATTAAAAGGAATTGACATATTAAATATAAGCGAAGTACTTTCATTTCTTGCAACGAAAGAAATGAGTTTGAATACTGCTGTTACGATTGTTAATAATATAAAAATTTTATCTGTACCAAAACAAGTATTAGATGAAAAAAGAAACAAATTAATATCCGAATATGCATTAAAAGAAAACGGCGAAATAGTTACGAATGATGATGGTTCGGTAAAAGAAATTACAAATAAAAAAGAATTCAATAAAAAAATGAACGCTTTGTTTTTAGAAGAAGTTGATATTGATGAAATAAAACCTGTGTCAATGAAGTCATTGTCAAATATTACTATCTCGCCTCAGATGCTTGCAGTCTTAATGAGTTTCAATTTAATTACAGAGGAATAAAACATGAAAGGATGTACAGACTTTGAATATGCTGGTGAAATGTTATCTGATTATGGTATGATGCTCTGTTCTTTTGATAGTGGAGGCGGTATAGAAACCGTCTCTTCTGGAGCAGATGTTACTTTTAATCAGATAAAGCCCATCGGCAGCAATCGCTTTAATTTATATTCTTCCACTTACGATACAGCTTTATCAGCTACTTTTCAGATTTGTAAGAATCCATGTCGATTAAAAAATCAAGAAGAAATGAGACTTTCATTCGAGGAAGTTTCAGCTATACAACGATGGTTGTGTCGTAAAGATGGGTACAAACGCTTTAAATTAGACAAGGAAGGCTATGAACACGTATATTGGAACGGAACATTCAGTTCAAAACAAATCGTCTTAAATGACCAAATATTAGGCTTAGAACTAACATTATATACGGATGCACCATTTGCTTTTATGGATGAAGTATCTACTGAGTATGAATGCTCGGCAGATACTTCTTTTAATTTGTGGGATAACTCAGATGAGACTACAGATTTGAACAATTCTCTTAGACCAGATATGGAAATTACTATTTTATCTAATGGAAATTTTAAGTTAACAAATTCTATGGATACAAAATCTTTTATACTAAGAAATTGCAAATCTGGTGAAGTAATAACAATTGATGGGAAAAATCAACTTATTACTTCTTCTCTTTCGTCTCATAATTTAGCAAATGACTTCAACTATTTCTTCCCACGAATTATTAATACTTATGAAGAACGGTGTAACACCTTTACGCCTAATTTAGATTGCAAAATAAAAATAACCTACTCTCCTATTCGGAAAGTTGGAATTTAGGAAGGAGATGTATACAATAAATGAGTTTAGTTTTTAATCAAAAAATCACATTGGACTTGACAATATCAAGAGTGCAGAATGTGCATTGTAGTCAAGATGATGCAGATTCAAGAAATATACTTATTACTTTGTCTGACAATGGGAAACCATATAGTATTCCTTCAGAAGTAAGAATACTTTTAAAAATTTCAAAACCAGACAATACATATGTATATATAGATGAAGATGATGTTGATCATTTGTTTAGGAATGATGATGGTACAATATCCATTATATTGTCAGAACAAGCAACATGTGTACCAGGTATTTGTGAAGCAGAATTACAGTTCATAACTCCAAAAGAAACTATATCTACAAGAAAGTTTAATATTATTGTTAAAAAATCAGTAATAAATGATGAAGAAATAGAATCTGTCATCGAATCTAATATTATTCAAAAAATGATTCGACATTTGATTGATTTTATGAATCCACATAAAGTAAATAAAGAACAAGTTGGACTCGGCAATGTGCCAAATGTTACAACAAACGATCAGACACCAACATATGAAGAAGCCGAGGAATTTGAAAATATCTCTAGTGGAGAAAAATTGTCTATTGCGTTTGGAAAAATTCAAAAAGCCATCTCTTCATTACTTGGACACATTAATAATTTCGATAACCCACATAAAACAACAAAAAGTCAGATTCAATTAGGGAATGTTGATAATACTTCTGATGTTGATAAACCTGTTTCCACAGCACAACAGAAAGCAATTGATGGTGCTTATGCCAATTCAAATAAATATACAGATCAAAAAATAGCAGATTTAATCAATGGTGCTCCCGAAACAATGGATACATTGAAAGAAATTGCAGATGCCATCGAAAAAAACAAATCTGTTGTAGAAGCATTAGATAAATCTATAGGAACAAAAGCAAATCAAAATGAATTAGATACTCATACAGGAAATGACACTATTCACATTACATCCGATGAAAGAACTAAATGGAATGACGCAAATAACAAAAAACATTCTCATAATAATAAATCTGTTTTAGATGGTATTACTTCGGAATTGGTTCAAAAATGGTCTAATGGAAGTTCTTTAACTGGGATCAAAGGAGACGCTGAGAAAAATTACAGAACAGGAAATGTTAACCTCACACCGGAAAACATCGGTGCTGCCACATCAGCTGATTTAACAGCGCACAAAAAAATAGAGGCAATAACAAGCATTGGCAACACTCATCCGCTTGGACATGTTATGGTATATGATGAAAAAGAAGAAGTGACTGGTACAAATCAATGTGCTGTTCCAAGTTTAAATCTTTTCCAGAGGGAAATAAATTTATTAAGCAGCAGTTTAGCAAAGGGTAACTACTTACCATTATCGGGTGGAACAATGACTGGCACTATTATTGGACAACATAAGTTACCAGGTAGTACGGCTTCAGATTCCAATGGAATGGTTCTCGGTGTTCAGACAACAAGCAATACAGGAATTTTTAATGGTAACGGAGATGGAAATGGGGCTGACGTTGCAAATCTAATCATCAAATCATGGTACGGAGTTGGATTTGTAGACGGTTGTTCTGGTCAAGGAATGACTGTCGGAATAGATTGCAGGAGTGGAAACATTACATGCAATTCTATAACAATAAGAAATGTCGGAAGTGTGACAGATTTATTAAATTCCAAGTTATCAACGTCTGCATCCTGTAATAAAAACTGGAATTGGAGTGGTAAAAATGAAACCCCAGCCTGGATATGGGGTGGTAGCGATGGAACTAATATGTATGTCTATAATCCGACATATATCCTGGTTCAGGGAATAAGAAATAGAGTAACAAATAGAGCAATGACTATAACAGATGATAACCATGTTAGAACATATGAATCTAATGGTGTTGGAATGAACGGAGCTATTAGCCTTGGTTCTGCAAATTATAGATTTTCACAATTATACGTTACATCAAGTTCGATATCAACTTCTGATAAAAATTATAAAGATGATATTAAATCACTTACAGATAAGCATTTACAGTTTTTTATGAAATTACAGCCAGTATCATTTTTATTTAAAGATGGTACATCTGGCAGAACACATATCGGTTTTATAGCACAGGATGTAGAGCAGGCAATGTCAGAATGTGGCTTAACAGATCTCGATTTTGCTGGATTCTGCAAAGATCAAAAAATTGACAGTAAATTGGTTGATGGCGAAGAAGTCAACGAACCTATCTTAGATGAAAATGGCAATCCAGAGTATATTTATTCATTAAGGTATGAAGAATTTATCGCATTGAACACATATGTGATTCAGGAGTTGTGGAAACGTGTTGATGCAGTAGAAAAAGAAAACATAGAGACGAAAAATCAGATTAAATCAATGCAGCAGGATATTGCAGAATTGAAAAAAATAAGAGCCTAAGAGCCGATTACATGACCATGCGTTGTGTGCATTGAATAATTTAAGGGAACTACAAATAAACGTAGTTCCCTATTTTTTACGATTTTTATAATATTTTTCATACCACCGTTCTTTACGAACATATCCGCAATCAATTTTAGGATTAATTTTTTCTTGAAAGCTACATTTTGATTTTGATATACACTCCTGTTCTTTCTGTAGAAAATATGGACATTTATTTATGTCTTTATCGAGATAACATTTCATTTTAGGACTCCTTATAAAAAGAAATGAGGTTTACACATATTTTGTATATACCTCATTTCATAATTATATGTCATACAAAGGATTTCTAATTTGGTGTAAAAATGGTGTAAATGAATTTCAAAACATTAAATTTTGCTTGAAAAATAAGCCTTTTATGTTTTTCCATGGTCTACCGCGGTGGTGTACCCCTTCATGAACGCTTTGTTCACTCTGTTTGTGATAATAACATGATACAGTGGTGAAGTCAAGGAAAATCCATGTTTCACTTTACCCTCCCTCTAAAAGGATGTATACTGATACAAAATTCACAGGACACATTTTCCTATGAATCCAAAAATTTCTGGCAGAAATGGAGAACCCGATGAATACAACAATAAATAAAAACCAGACATGGTGTTCCATGTGGGGAAATGCAGTTTCAATCGCAGAACACCGCCCTGAGAGCTATGCAAAAGATATCACACTCCGCTATCCGGTCTATGCGCCGTTTGATGGAACTGCTTTAAGATTTACCTTTGATAATTACTGCGGCAGTGAACCTGTTTCCATCACGAAAGCAACTGTCTCCATCGCAGACTGTGATTTTAATTGCGATGACATTACAAGAAAAATAAATCTTTCCTGTCCCATGCAGGAATCTGCAACAGCACAGATTACTTTTTCCGGAAATTCTTCCGTGACGATCGCCGCACACGAGCGCATCATAAGTGATGACATTTTCTTTCAGGTTCAGGCAGGCCAGACTCTCTGTGTCAACCTTTATTTTGCGGATTTTACCCTGATGCAGTCAGCAGTTCTGATCACAGGCCCTCTCTCAAAGGGATTTTTTTCACTGGGAGATCAGACTTCTGCCGGCAGGCTTCCCCTTGATACAAGCAAAACGACAAACTGGTTTTATTTTCTGAGTAACATTGATATTTTGACATCTCCGGACAATCATGCCGTGATCTGCTATGGCGACTCCATCACCGCGCAGGCATGGCCGGACGAACTGATGCTCCGGCTGTTACGGGAAGGGAAAAAACATACTTCCGTTATACGCCGTGCTGCGAGCGGTACCAGAATTCTCCGCCAGTATGACTGTATTACCTATGATTCTTACGGTTTAAAGGGAAGTAACCGTTTTTCACATGAAATACCAACTTCCGGCGCAGACACCATCATTATCCAGCAGGGGATCAATGACATCATTCACCCGGTCGGATGCGACATCAATCCATTCCGCCCCATGAGTGATCTTCCAACTGCAGAAGAGCTCATAGACGGTCTCAAATGGTACGTTGATCAGGCACATGCCCTGGGATTATCTGTTTATATCGGAACACTGCTTCCAATCGAAGACTGGCGCACCTATGCACCTTTCCGTGAAGAGTTAAAAAATCAGGTGAATGAATGGATCCGCCTGACGGACGGTTTTGAGGGATGTATCGACTTCGACCTCGCAGTACAGGATCCTGATCATCCTGCAGCATTCAAAGCCGGCTATGACAGCGGCGATCATCTGCATCCGAGTGGTGCCGGTTACAAAGCCATGGCAGATGCTGTACCTAAATCCTTTCTCTATTAA